ACATTGATAGTATGGGGACATATGTTAGGATTCCTGAAGACCCGCAGTTCCAAGATCTTCTTTACAGAAAGTCTGGTGCGACCTTTGAGACTTGGATTAACATGCCTAACCTGGGTGATGTTAATGCAGGTTACAACTTACATGATGGTGATACTCTTGGCTTATACCGACTTATATTGGCAAATGAGAACGTAGGACTATCAGAAGACAAGCTCCCACAAGCCGATATCAACAACATGGCTCCTGATTATGGGACTGGTGTGGTTAGAGGCGCTATCCTAGGGTTTACCAGAGACAGGAGGTTTACTCAAAATTTACCACCAAGCAATACCGATGGTGACAATCCTATCGCTAACTTGGCGTTAGTGTTGGCTCCGACACAATCGTACGACTCATCGAGCGCAGGCTTCATAGCTAATCGAACCGACTGCATTAAGGATAGTCTTCATGGCATGGTTATCCCTGTCTTTGAGACTTTTAACGGCGTTGGCTTATCTAGCTGTAGCGGCACGTTCTCTCACTTATCAGTGTCTCTCGATCCTAAGCAGGATGAGGTTAGAGTTTATCTCGACGGTGTGAAGCTGTCAACATCCAGCTACCAGACGACTTTTGGGACGAGTAGGCAGCGTCAAACATACAAGGCACCGTCCATCAAGCAGAACAATTCCTTTGAGTATTCTGATGGCCCGTCATTAGATACTTACTTTACTCCCTGGATAGTTGGCGGTGGTTACACCGATGGATATTCTGAGGGTAATTTCATGGGCGGAGAGTTTGGGGGTAAGGTCAGTGGGTTGAGGGGTAGCCTTGGATGCACTAGATTCTACTCAAAACCGCTTTCAGATGGCGATGTGCTAAATAATTATAACGCGACAAAGAACTTCTTCAAGAATATCGACATCCCAACATAATAAAGTATAATGCCCATCTCAACAAGCGTAACAAGGTTTGGAACTGGTCAAACCCCTGATATCGAAAAGGCGGTTACCCTGGAGACCCCCAAGCTTCTGGGCTTGCAATACCCAATTGAGGTTTCGCCAAGTGCCGGATATTTCAGTAAGTCCAGCAATCTCAAGCTGATAAAAGCAAATCTTCGTTCTCTGGTTAAAACAGAGCGAGGTGAGAGATTTATGAGGCCAGATTATGGCTGTAATCTTAGGAGATTCCTGATGGAGCCTTTGGATGAAACTCTTTTTTCAATGATAAAAGAGGAGATAGTTATTGCCATACGTAGATATCTTAGAACTGTGTCGGTGAACAAGCTCCAAGTTTTCGAGACCAGAGATAGTGAGCTTAAGGTTAACTTGTTCTGCTCGGTCAGAGATGCAGTATCAACAGCGTTTAATATTGGAGTTAGAGTTTAATGGTAGCCTTCTCAGGAACAG